GGTTGGTTGGCCTTTCATATGGATGGGTCTACTACACGTATGGTTTAACTACAAGGAAAGGAGGTAACCATGGTGGAGATATTAATAATACATGGTGCCATGGCGGTTGGCTGTGGCATCGTGGTGGCGTATTGTTACTGGCTATCAGGAGGATTTAGGTGATGGCTGGTATCAATGGATCTCATTAAAACAAAGGAGGTTAATATGAGGTTAAACATTAAAGACGTTAAAATGGAAGGCGATATCTTGTCGGATATTGTCAAGGCTCTGGTCTTTCAGGCTATGGTTGGTAAGGACGCGGCGGACGATTGTCGGGTCTACAACGTGCTGGATCGGAGTAAGGTTAAGTCAAAGGCTAAGGTGGCTCGGAAGATCGAGAGGCTGGTGCCGGAGATGGATCCACAGAAACTAAGGAGTGTGGTGTGGTGCTACTACGACTGGTTTACGGATCACTGGAACAGGCTGGATAGGGATATGAATCCACCAGAAATGGATCCAGTATTTAACCCAGGTCCTAGCTTTGATCCGGACGACTATCAGGAGGATTGCTAGGTTTACAAGAGGGAGCCCAGACAAGCTGGGCTTTCTCCTAGATAGAAGATAGAGATTCCCGAGATAATTTCCTCTCTCAGTGAAGTGGAGTGTTCTCTATCTTCTTTCTCTTATAGCGGTTTAGCGATCACAGGCTAGACGTCACCAAAGGAAGCCCAGACAAGCTGTGCTTTCTCATACATAGAAGATAGAGATTGTAAATTCTCCTTGAAATTTTTAAAACCTTTCTCTATCTTCTATTACTAAAATAGGTCAAATGTAATTATCAAAGGAGGTAAATATGAGTAATTACAAATTCGACCTTCCATCCAAAACGGATCGGGAGGTATTTGACTACCTGCTGTGCGAGGCAGACGGAGCTGGAGAAATCCCTCGGTTTGTTAAGGCATACAGGGAGGCCCGTAAAGGTGGTCAGCCTATAGCTTCGGCTTTGGTAGATGCCCACTGGAAATGGGAAAATTACATCATCGAGCTTCACTCAGGTGAGGCTTGATAATGGTGGGGCGACCATGGGGGTCGTCCTTGGTCTCTAACTATTAACAAAGGAGGTTGATATGGAAAGAGATGAACATATGGACAAGTATCGCTTGTCTGAATACGCCTTGGAACAGGGGCTGCTAATGAACTACGTGTTCAAGCGGGAGCCTTTGTTTAAACCAGAGCGTCACTCCATAAGGCTCGGGAGACCTGAGTTTAAGGATAGATGTGTGCTTGACTTCGGTAAGGTACACTTATCTATTATTAGATTCGGTACCCTGGAGAATGGACCTTATTGTGTCTATGAAATAGCCATTATGGACGCCAAGTCTGGTGCCTTAATCGATCATGAGGCAACAGGTGAACATCAACTTGGTGGTGATGGTCAGGTGAGGACTGGTCTAAAGTTCGTGGACCTGGAGTGTATTGTGCTTGAGCTTATGCATGCGTATAAGCTGAAGGGTACACCTAGGATCCTAGAACATAGGCTAGGCTAGGCTGCGAAAGGAGGCTCCTTAGGGAGCCTTCTTTTTTAGCCTAACCGGTATCCCTTTATATACCGACACCGATATATTTACCCGTATGTCCGACAAGCGCATGTTTCTAGTAGGAAGCGATTTACTAAAAATGTGCCTGTCCCCTATTAGAGAGGGGGTTGTGGGGCCGGTTAAGTTACCCTTATACCTCTAAGAGTATAATAATAGGGTGATTTTCGAGATAGTCGTGTGTCTCTCAATGGCCACCTGGCTAGGGTAATGTATGTGCCAGACAAGCTGGCATTGCTCGTAGTATTTCTTTAATAGGAGGTGTTAATGACACATCAAGAAATCTTTGACTATGCGCTTGCAGTGTATAATGTGGCGTTAGGTGTCGACGAGATTATCCATATCGTTTCTAATAATCTCAATGTCGATCACTTTGTTAGTAACAAGTATCCTAGTTAATCCTTGTAGCGCGGGACAAGCCCGCGTTGCATATACTAATCTTTTAATCTAAACTATAAAGGAGTAAAGTCGTGAGTACATATCCTCGTTCTATAATCATAAAAGATCTTACAGCTAAGTTTTGTCGTATCTCAGGTACTGACGCACCCGTTAACCCATTCGGTTCTAAGCAATGGGAAATGGTGATACAGACCTCTGATGCTGCTAAAGTTCAAGAGCTCAAAGATTATGGTCTTAACGTCAAGCAAGATAAAGAAGACGAGAAGACCTTCAATGTTAACCTAAAGCGTAAAGGTATCAAAGCCGATGGCAATCCGAATGCGCCTGTCAAGATCGTAGATTCTAAGCTACAGTCTCTTGATGGCTCTAATATCGGCAACGGTTCCAAGGTTAATGTCAACTTGTGGCAGTATGAGTACGAAGCACCAGGTCGTAAAGGTGTTGCTACTTCTCTCACAGCTGTGCAAGTTGTAGATCTCGTAGAGTACACGCCTACAGCAGGCTTCGAAGCTATCGAGTCTGCACCTAGTGTAGCTACATCTGAGCCGTCAGAAAAGCAATTGCCATTCTGATGTCTGTGTCATTCTTTATAGTCCTTGGGGCCGTTATATTCGGCCTCATTGTACTTCAGGAAAGGCATTAATGTTTACCATATCAATCCTCCTACTACTTGTCCTCATAGTCCTCGTTGGCGTGCGCTTATACTAAGCGTGCCAACGGGCGGCCTATGGGGGCAGGGGTAAATTTTACATAACCGACAACGGGGTTCAGGGCGTCACGCGGTTCCCTTTTACCGCGAGACAAGCTCGCGCTGCCTGAACTAACCACTAGAAAGAGTCACCATGAAAGTAGCAAAAGACTTCATGACCATTGACGAGCTCATTGTCAATAGTCCACCACATTACAAGCAAGGCGACGTTGAGTGCATTGAAGCAATCAAGGCAGCCACGGGTGCAGAGTATCAAGGGTACTTGCAAGGTAACATCATGAAATACATTTGGCGTTACCGAGCTAAAGGTCAAGCGATAAGTGATCTTAAGAAAGCAGAATGGTATCTCAAAGAACTTATCGTAGATGAGTACGCTCAACAAGCTAAAAAGGCTGAAGAAGAAGATACAGTTCACCGAGGTTGTTGAGATGCTTTATGCAACCATAATCGTATGTAAGTTAGCAATGGGTTTGCCTGATTGCATACTACTATCCGATAACAGAGGACCGTATAATGCTATTGAGCATTGCATTAACAGAACCGAAGAAATGCAGCGAGATGCTTTGCGAGTCCTACCTAAATATAAAATAGCAGAAACTAATTGCATATCAGAAAATGGAGGTAAGCATGGAACAAAAAGATTCCCAAACTCAACAAGTTCCGTATAAAGCAATGACATACCCAGTAGACGAATGGGGTAGACTAGGCGGATTATTTAGTCTAGCAGATGTACCAGTAGCTAAGTATGTAAGATATCAAGAATTAAATAAAGAAGATCAAGAAAGGATAGATAGACACCATGCCTAGAAACCTCACAAAAACTTACAAGAAAGAATGTTTTAAGTTCCTTGATAGCCTCAGGGAAAGCGGCGAATGCAATATGTTCGGTGCATGTACGTATCTAGTAGACGACTTTAACCTCGATAAGAAAGACGCAGTAGCTTGCTTACAAGAATGGATGAACAATAAGCGAGAAGAAAAACTGCAAGAAGATTTTGAATTAGCTAATTAGGAGAACAGCATGAAGAAAGCAACAACAGCAATACATAGAGTAACTAAAGAAAGATTCCCAATGAGCGGTTATAAGTTTACTGTAACAAACCGAAAAGATCCTGCTATCATAGAGTTAAAGAAGAACGTAAAAGCTATGAACAGCGAGAGAGGCTGGGGAACCAAGATGAGAGTAAGACTAATGGGTCGTGGTCCAAGAACATCATGGGCTAGATTAGAAGGTAAGCACCCAAGAGCTTATGACTGCTATCTACCATTAGATAAGGCTACGCATTATGACGTTTATGTTAACGACGTTGCAGCAAGCTCTCATGCTTGAGCTTATACTGTATAGTTTCGCAGGCGGTGCAGCATTGGCCTACATCGTCTGGTATCTAGCAGATGCATTAGCAAGATACTACGAATAAACATAGGAGTTTAGTGTAACGGCAGCACGACAAGTTCCAACCTTGTTAGTGTGGGTTCAAATCCTACAACTCCTGCCAGAATAAAAGAATACTCGCCCGGTAATTGACAGGTGTAATCGGCTGTCATCACGCCTTCGTAGCACGAGAGGACTTAATGTATAACGTGACATAAGTAGTAAGATACTTTAGGGTTTATCTGATGTGGCGATTAGACGAGTTTACAATGGAGAATGTTATGAGTGTAGACGATACAACAACGCAAGAAAATGATAAACATGTATTCGTTAAGCCCGACGGCGGAGAGATCCACTGCTATGGTAGCGTAGAAT